ACTCGAAGAGGCAAAGGAACTTGGAAATCAGTTTGCACGAGAGCTTCAAGAGGAGTTCAAAATCGAACTTGATTGGTGGTTCGTTGGCTCAATCAAAGATGACAAATACGTTCCAGGAAAATCTGACATCGATATGGTCATCATTCCAAAGCACGAAGGAATCTTCAGTGCTAATGCAATTAAGCGAATACTCGCAAAGATGGAGGACTACAAGAAGTACGGGACAGTCTTCAAAAAGGGTCGCGACATTTCATTGATTGATGTCGTCATATTTTTTGACAGTAAACCCGTTGACTTCCTTAGGAAAGTCAAAATGAAATGCAAAAAATGCGGAAAACCAATCGTACACCCAGATGACTGGGGAGATTATGACGACGCCTGTGAATGGGCATGTAGGTGCGAAAATGAGAAAGATGTTGAACATAGCGATACAACAAGCGACGAAAGCATCAGAACATCGACACAAACACGGAGCGGTAATTTACGAAGGAAATGACATCATCAGTACAGGATTCAATAGAAAGAAATTCACAATCGCACTACGAAAGTATGGATACAAGCGATGCTTGTTACACGCAGAGAGTCATGCAATTATCAAAACTGATTCAACAACGAAGTTGAACAGAGCAACATTGCTTGTGATTCGAGTTTGCAAAACGAAACTTGGAAACAGCAAGCCTTGCTCAAGTTGTATGGCAATGATACGAGAACGAGGTATCAGGAAAGTCGTGTACAGCAATAGAGAAGGAGAACTAGAAACTATGAGGGTATGAAAATGATTTTGGACAGAAAAGAATTTAACGTTCGTTGGAGTGATAGAAACTTCGACACCAAAAAGGAAATCATCGTTGATTTTCCTATACGACCTCTTTACGAAGAGATACAAAAAGACGCTGAATATCGAAACCACGAATATCTATTCAAGAACATCGATTTCAACGAACTTCCGCTTCAAGAGGAGACAGTCGGAATCTTGAACAAAGTTCCTGACATCAAGACTGAAGGAGATAGACTTCGTGAAATTAAAGCAGAAGTTCAACTTGGGATTTACGAACCTGTTGAGTTGTTTCAAGATATCGACCATCCAACTGTAATTTACGTAAACGACGGATTTCATAGAATCTTTGTTTCGCAAATGCTTGGAAAAAAGACAGTCAAATGCAAAGTGAAAATCGGACATTTCATCTTGTCTGATACTATGAAGATACGAGATGTGATATACTACGTAGATTTTCTTGGAAAAATATCAGGAGAAAAAGATTTAGAAGATGCAGCAAAAAGATTTTCGCAAGCAATTGACAAAGAATTTTCAGATGGAGTTCTTTTTGGAGATGTTCGAATCGGCGGACGACAAACGAAAAATCGTCTAAACGGAGAAAAAAAGATTATTACGAATGAGGACATAGGAAAATGACTGCAAATGGAGATTGCTACGAAGCAAATGGAAAAGCGATTGCTGAGTTGTTTATGCAGCATAGCAAAGACGCTCGTGTACTCAGAACTTTCAAGTTAGTTCACGGAGATGTCATTGGTGCAGCAAATTCGAAAGTTGCAGGGAAACAATTTGGACACGCTTGGATTGAAATAGACGGTCAAATTATCGTTGACCATTCTAATGGAAAGTCTCACGCAGGTCCGTTATCTGCAGTTGAGTACAGAATCATTCGTCCGACATGCAAATATTACTCTCCAGAAGAAGTAGCAAAAAATCTACTGAAGTTCGAACATTATGGTCCGTGGACAAAGGAGGAAACAAAATGACAGAAAAGATTTTACCATTCGAAGAATGGGACGAAAAAGACAAGAAAATGAAGGAAGAACTTGACAACTTCAAGTTGACACCAGAAGAAGCATATCATGTTTCTTGGGCGTTATTCAACGAAACGCAACGATTAAAACGACATATCGAAGAAATGAGTTGCAAAAGTTGTTGGAAACGAAACCACATTTGCAAAGACGAAGATTACAATCGTGACTTGAGAAAATTGAAACAGAACATGAAATCAATGGAACGAATCAATCACTTCTTTTCTCCGTATCACAATCGTCTTGGAGTTGTTTATAAATAAGAAGGTCATCGGAGTATGAGTTTAATCAAAATATATAGGGTATTTGATACAAATAGGTACTTCGTTGATATGACGAAATAGAAAAGTTTATAAACTTTTAAATATTTAAATAATTAAATGATACCAACTTACACTCATACTGACTTAACAGGTCAATGTGAAATCAAGAGCAACCCTACTTACAATCTTGGATTGTGTAGGACCTTCGAGATGTGCACATCTTCAAGGTACTGACCCGGTGATAGACTTTCGCGATTTGTAGGTCACCAAGGCGGGTTGCGAAAATCGCTTAATTTTTTAGGAGGAAACAAGATGGCCACAATCAAAGAAATGGAAGTTCAACTTCAAACTTATAGGCAACTACAACTCGAAATCAAAAATCTCGAGGAGCAGGCAGAGCAGATTCGTACCACGGTCAATGAAATCTTGGTTGAAAACGACATCAAAGATTACGAAGCACTTGATGGAACGACAGTTCAAAAATTCACGCCAAAAGGAAGAATGATGCTGAACAAAGGATTGGTCGAATCATTTTGCAAAAAGAACAACCTTGAAATCGGTCAGTTCTACAAAGAAACTGCAACATCAGAGCAAATCAAAATTATCATTCCTGAATCAAAAGAAAAGATGGAGAAATACCTCAAAGGACCATCAACAAAGGAATTGGAGGGACCACAATGAGAACATTCGAACATTTTCCACAACACACAACGTGTCCTGTATGCGGCACAAATGAAGACAAGACTTGTGTACTTGTAGGAATAAATGGAACTCAAGAAGGTCGCAACATACAAGCACAGCCATTCCACTTGGAATGCTTGGACTTGGAATGGTTCAAGAACGAAAGCATAGTTGCTATGAAGTGGGTGATGAGATATGGAAAAAAGTGAGAACCTCGACGGACCAGAAAGGAAAGGAGTGATATGTCATAATTGCGGACATGTCTACAATCACGAGACAAACCTCGATGAAGGATACGAAACGATATCGAGATGTCCGAAATGCAAATCACCAAATTCAGTGAGGAAGTACTAATGCACGTCTTTCAAAAAATCAAAGCCTCGAAAGGCACAAACGAAAAGCTCAAGATAGCAATCACTGAGTTCACAAAGAAACACCACCGATTTATGGAGGTTTGCTTCAATGATGAGGTCTATGGAATCTCAGGAGCTGGAATCGGAAAAGCAATTCAATACGATGCTAAGCTTCACGGCAAATGCGAGGACTATGGAGAGTTCATTGAGAAACTAACTCCAGAGGAATTCGAATCACGATTCACAGGTACTTCGTACAACTATCAAATTGAGGACTTTGTAAGCTCACTTTTAAAGCACTCAGGGAACAAACAAATTGATGAACTTCGAATGATGCTTGGTTCACTTGACCAATACGAAATGCCTTGGTTCTTGAGAGCAATTCAAAAGAATATGAGGATTGGATTCAATCTTACGTCGTACAACAAAATCAGAGAGGCTCACGGACTTACTCCAATCATTCCACGAGGAGTTCAGCTTTGCGGAAAAATCAAATTGGATGAAGTTACGACTCTCAAATATCCACGTTATGCTGAGTACAAATACGATGGAGAAAGATGCGAGATTGATTGCAAAAAAGACGGAGATGACGTTACAATCACTCTTACATCTCGCGGAAATAGCGACATCACAGAACGATATCCGGAAGTTGTGAAATTCTTTGAAGAGGCATTCAAACTTTCGACTCACAAGCATGTCAAATACGATTGCGAAATCATCTCAAAAGATTTTATCAAGCTTTCAACAAGAATGCATAGAAATGCTGAGAACATCAAAGAATTTGACACAGATTTGAGAGCTGTGATTTTCGATATCATGTTGATTGATGGACAAAACATCGCAGAATTGACACAACTTGAAAGAAGACAGTTGGTTGACACTCACGCATTACTTCTTGGATTCGATACTTCGTACCAAGAAATGGTTCATTCTCACGAAGAATTGACAGAGTTTTACAACAAAGCAAGGTCAATCGGACAGGAAGGAGTTGTGACTAAAGACTTGGATATGAAATGGACTCAACATTCTCGTGATGGCTGGATTAAACTGGTTCCCCAATGTAACCTCGATTTGAGGATAGTAAAGGGATATTATGGTACAGGGAAATATGCCAACCAGATTAACGGCGTTGAATTGGAAAATCGTGACGGAACAATCAAAACGAAGGCTGCTTCTGGAATCAAGGATTTCGAGAGACAACTTCTTACAGAACTCCACAACAAAGGAGAGCTAATTGGAAAGATAGCGGAAATCAAGTACAGAGAAATTCAGCCTCCAAAGGACGGAGTATCAGCACTTCGATTCCCTGTTTTTATCAGATTGAGAGACGATAAATTCGAAAGCGATTAAGAAAAAAGAAAAAGACATACGTCGGCAAGTCGTCACTGTTCTAACTGAGGTGATTGTCCAAATAACCGTTGGGGGTGTACGTTTGGACGCTTTCATGGCAGAAAGTTGCAAAGTTCGCTGCACTATCCGCCGACGTATGCTTCTTACTCATCTGTGAAACCAGGCTGGGTAAGCAGGTATGCTGTTGCTTCTGCGATTTCGCTATCAACGGTATATCTATCGCTGATTACGAAAGTGAACGGAAAGCTTAGTCCTGGTTTCGCTGGGTCTGAGCACGAAATTCTGATTTCGTCAGTCTCAGTGTTGTCCGGTGCAATGAAGTAGTTCACACGCACTTCATCCACATTCATCTTATCGTATCCACTTGGTTGATATTTTAATGCCATCTTAGTATGATTTTATTTTTTGATATTTATAAACGTATTTGTGATTCGTATTCAAAAAAGAAAAGTTTATAAACATTTAAATTTTTAAAAGTTTATAATGGCAACAAGGGATAATTTCGAACAGCGTTTATCGCAATACCACAAACTCTATATCGACTGCTTTAGAAATCTTCCTAAAGAAGTTGGTCAGATGGTTTGGATACATCCTGATGAAATTCAGGTTGAAGGTTCTGGTGATACATTCGAAGTTCATGTCGATGACAAGGAATGGTACACAAAGCACGGAACAAAATTAGCTGAATCAATTCGAAGATTAGGCGGAGTCTATCTGCCATTTTTAGTTGGTCGAGGCATACCAAAAGGCGACTTTAGAACCAGAAACGGAACTGAAGATAATTCTGGACCTCTATACTGCGACGAAGGTCGACACAGATTGAGAGCATTGCGAGAACTTGATTGGGACAACAAGATTTTATGCTTGTATCACCCTCGAGGATTTGCATACGAAAATGCAAAGTATACGTCGCAGGCTATGGAAATCATATCACGACCTTGTCCTGAGCTCAAAATCAAAATTCCTTTCAGAGCATATTTCACCGAAGAAAACATCTTCAGAGAACAACTTGTTTTGCTAGAAAATTTCGAACATCTTTTCGAACTTCCACCAGAACAAGATTTGATTGTCATGAAATGCAGAAGCATGTATGACTTCAAAGTGATTATCTACAAATTTGCAAGGTTCTTATCTGACATGTTTGTTTCGTACAAAATGCTTTTCGGAAAAGAATGGCCAGCTCCTCAAGAGATAAACGAAATCGGCTATTACTTCCCAGATATTCCGTATATGAATGCTACAAGGACAACTGAGCTTTCTCAGATTCGAATGGTCGAAATTGAAATACATTCGAACTGCAATAGAAAATGTCCTTGGTGTCCAAACTCATTTGTCGACAGACGGTCTCAAAAGATTGAGATGCCTCAAGATAAATTCGAACAGATTATCAGAGAACTTTACGACAAAGGATTCAACGGTACATTTTCATTCTCTCGATATCAAGAACCACTGATTGATACTGACCTTCTTGCAAACAGAATTGCAATCATACGAAAGTACTTCAGAAATTCTGTGAAAGTCGTATTTAACACAAACGGAGATTTCTTCGATGGAAGAACACTTCGTTCAATCGACGTTGATGAGATTACGGTGATGGACTACGACAACAAAGGTCTAGATAAATGTCGACAAAAGATTTTGGATGGAAACTACGAAATTCTATTCGAAGAGGACAATTACATCTACTTCCAATACAAAGACGTCGAATACGCAATCAAGAGAGTTGGAGTGTATGTCGTTGATTGGCCAAAAAATGCGTCAATCAACAGCAGAGGCGATTCAATTCCAAAAGACTTGAAAGTCATGAAATGGAACAATGATAGAAAACCTCGACTTAAATCTTGCTGGGAACCTCAATACTTCATAGGAATCGACTACAATGGGAACGTTGTTCCTTGCTGCGAAGTTCGAAGTGATATTCCAAAGCATCAATGTATGGTTTTCGGAAATGCATTCGAAAAGTCACTCGAGGAAATTTGGAATGACGAGAGATATTCTAAATTCAGAGAGACGATGAAAAAAGGAAACGTTGATGAATATCCAGACCCGTGTAAGTTCTGCCAAAAATGTCCAGGCAGATATACACGAGACAAACCTGGAATCATGTTTGAGGAACGAAAATGATAACGGTAGCAATCTACATAAATGGAAAACCGATATTCGTTCGAAGCGCACATAGAATCGAAGATGCACCTGAGAAAGGCGGAGTTGCAAAATACAAAGTTGATACAGGAGCAATAATCGAACATAATCCTGACGAGGGAGCGATAGAATTGTCGCACAAACTCCTCAACACAATAGACGAACGATAGGGTGGTAAAATGGAAAAGAAAGTCGGAATCTTCATTCCTGCAAGATTACAGAGTGAAAGACTTCCAAACAAATTGATGCTTCCGTTGAATGACAAAAAATTGTCACTCTTCGAGATTGCATGCAAAAAGCTGAAATATCTAAGTAAGACGTACAAGTGCTACGCACTTATCAACGATGAGCAACTCATCAACATAGCAAGAATGTACGATGTTGAAGTGATTATTCGAAATCCTCATACTTGCGAAGTTGATGGACCGATGACGTATATCTTCGGAGATTTGAAAGACAAAATTGACCATTCTCTCACTCATCTTACGTTTTTGAATCCTTGCCTCTACAATCTTTCTGTTGAGACGATTGAAAATGCAATCGCAGAATTTGTAAATTCTCCTGCTGATTCAGGAACATCAGTGAAAGAAATCAAAAACTGGGTATGGACAGAAAAAGGAAAAGCACTCATACCTGCTGATTACAAAAGACTTTCTACAAAGGAGATTCACGGTTACTATCAAGCAGCACATTGCTTCCACATCTTCTCAGTTGAGAACTTTTTCAAGACAGGAAATATGCTTGACGAAAATCATTCACTCATTCTTGTTGACAAACTTTCGACACTTGATGTTGATGACGAAACAGAATACGAACTTGCAAAAGTGATGCTTCCAAAACTTCGAAAGAAATTCGTTGTAGATATTGATGGAACGATTTGCACACAAGAGAAAGACTACAGAGATGCAAAGCCACTTCAATTCAACATAGACAAACTTCAAAAACTTGATGCGAATGGACACACAATTCTCTACTTCACAGCAAGAGGAACTGAAACAGGAATCGATTGGAAATCAATAACTCTTGCGCAACTTAGAAATTGGGGATGTCCGCAATACGAAAATCTTCAGTTTGGAAAACCATCTGCGGATTTCTACATTGATGACAAAGCTTTGCCATCAACGCTCGACAGGTGGTTCTGATGATTATCGCAGAAATTGGAATCAATCACAACGGAGATGTTGAACTTGCTAAATCAATGATTAAACTTGCTAAGGAGTCAGGAGCAGATGTTGTTAAGTTTCAGAAAAGAAATCCTGACGTATGCGTTCCAGAACATCAGAAGCAAACAATCAAGGAAACTCCTTGGGGAAAGATGCCGTATCTTTCATACAAGAAACGAATTGAGTTCGGAAAGAAAGAATTTGACGACATAGATAAATTCTGCAAGTCAATTGACATTGCTTGGACAGCAAGCGTTTGGGACTTAGATTCTCTCGAATTTATGAAGCAATACGACGTGCCATTCATTAAAATTCCATCCGCATTGATGACAGATTCAATCTTAGTTGAAGCTGCTTTCAGAAACTTCAAAAAAGTCGTAATTTCTACAGGAATGTCGACAGAAGATGAAATTCATCAGTGCGTCGAAAATCGAAACAACTTTGTTTTATTACATTGCACTTCAACGTATCCAACAAATCCAGCCGACGAAAATCTTTCTTACATCAAAAGTCTGCAAAAAAATTTCATTCATCGTGCAGAAATTGGATATTCTGGACATGAACAAGGAATCGATGCAACAATCGTTGCTTATATTCTTGGATGCAGATGGATAGAACGACATTTCACCTTGTCGAATGACTTATGGGGAACTGACCAGAAGGCAAGTTTGGAGCCGAAAGACTTCAAACGAATGACAGAGTTGTTCAAGAAGATTGACATTTTGCTTGGAAAAAGCGAAAAGATAATCTCTCCAGAAGAAGTCTCGATTCGTGAAAAGTTAAGGCCAAAATAGATTCTACGGTGTATGCTGAAGTAACCAGATGACTTCTGTTACATTCAGATTGCTGATTAATGGGATTATATGGTCAAAAAAGAAAGAATCTAGAATGTCTTACTTGATTTTAATCATCATCACATAAGTTACCCACGGAGGATAGACTGTTTCAATGTTTGTGCTGATTGAAGAAACGTATGTTCCACCAGTCGATGTACCGCCTGTTGCTGACCATCCAGTATATCCGACGTTGTGAGTGTGAGTCAAATTTGCAGGATTGTTTTGTTTCTGTCCAGAGTACTTTCCACCTCGAATGAAAAGATTGATTGTCGTCGCAATCAGAGCAGCATTCAAATCTTCGAGTGTCTTTCCATACATATTCGAATCTGAATCGTAGATTGTCTGACCATTCATTTCAGTCCAACCTTTTTGCATGTTCGTAAAGAAAATTGTATCTAAGTAAAAGACGGTATCAATGTACGAATATCTTTCGAATGTGAACTTGATGTATTTGATGTCTTTGTTCTGAATGTATGATTGATTTCCCATCTCTTCAAGTGTGCATCCGATTGGAGACCATCCAACGATGAACTCTCGAATGTCGATTGATTTTCCTGCCATCAAATCTTTAGTGTTTCCAAATTCAATCTTGAATGATTTCAAGTTGCTGAGAGTTGCTAAATTTGCCGCATACATCAATGTTCTAAGTCGTCCAAACTTAGTCAAATCTGCTTGATTTGTAAGTTCGAATTGAACTGTTGAAACCAATCCTGCTGCAGCTGGAAGACTTACTTTCAAAGAATCATAATTGACTTTTGTAACTGTGTCAATCGCAACAGAAGCATTTGTAGTTTCGATTCCAGAAATCGAAGTATATTTCTTTGCCTCCAAAGCAGAGTTGTTCATATCAACAGCAACTATCGTGCCAATAGGCACAGGAGTCGTTATTTCAGGAGACCAACTCGGAATTTGAGTGTTTAATCGTTGTAGCGCTGTCATTGTTCAAACCTCTTATAGCTCATCTCCAAAGATGTTCACATTCACTTTTGTTGCAATTGCAAGTTCATCTTTGGAAATATCTACGCTGTTACCAGCTGATGCAGTGATTGTTTTTGCATCGAATGATGATATTGAAACTTTATTTTGCGAAGTTGTTTGGTATTGCGTAGAGCTTTTTACTGAAAACACGCCACCTGAAATATCGAATTTCTGTGTTACGATGTTATCAACTCTCTTTGAAGTAATACTTACGATTGATGCTGAGTTTGCAATTAAGTCGCAAGTATCTTTGCAGTTACTCATAACTGTTCCAGCAGTTCCTTGAGTGATTGCTGTTCCGGAAATTGATAATGTTTTTGCATCAATTGTTCCATCAGTTTTCAAAGCTGCGAATGCGAATGAGTTTGTTGTAAGCTCATCGATTCCCCAATCAGTTGCTGTTCCTTGAAGAACTGCTGGTGTTCCGAATGTATATCCAGTCGTTCCATCGAAAGTTGCAACAATTCCTGTTATGTTGTTCGCAGCTGAGTTTCTGTATGTAATCAGCAAGTGAGTGTCATCAACTCTCTTAACTCTTACGTCGTTTGATGAAATACCTGTAACAACATCAATCTCAGCAGTTTGCCAATCGTTTTTCCTGTTTGAGTAGCTTCTTAGTGAAACCTTGCTGTTTGTTGAATCAGCATAAACCATAACTGAGTACAACTTTCCTGTGTCTTGTAAGCACATCGAAACAGCATTTATTGAAGCACCTGATTTTGCTGTCTTTGCAAGTAGAAGGTACGGATACAATCTTATCCTTGCACCAGCAGCTGCTGTATCTGAGATAATCGCATTTTCTCCATCTGGGTCAACTGTTAGTGGTCCTCCAGGATTGTAGTAATTTGCCGATAATCCGCTGATTTTCACAACTTTGTCAATCAATGATGTAGTTGGGTTTGCGAAAATCATATACATCGTATTTGAGTATTGGTCTGTCAAAATTGTGAATTCGTTATTGATTTTCACGAATTTAGGCCAAGTAAGAAGCACATCAAGGTCTCCATAATCTTGGTCCCATCCTGCGTTATTTCCATTCTCTTCCCATCTTCTGAATGTAATCAATCTTGTCTTTGCAGGATTGTTTGTTTTGAATGCAAAAACCGCAGCTCCTGAACCAAGTTTTCCTGAGCCAAGATAGCCATTATCGTAGTATCCTGTTGAATAGTTGACATCTCCTTTCCAGCTCATCGCATTTAAAGAATCAACAACAACTCTGTTGAAGTACAAGTATCCTGGAATTGACCAGCTTCCGTTTGGTGTGTAACCATAGTAGTAAGCACCAATTCCTTCACCATGTAATCCACCATTCCATTCAATCTCTGTAGCTGTGCAATGATTTGGATAGTATGTTCCACCTCCAAGGTTACCACCAGCAACAACTTGAGTGAAGTTTGTTCCAGCAAGTGTGTGTCCTCTGTACTTTATGTAGTAGTAGCCGTTTGTTGCAGGTCCGTTGAGAATTGAGTCATTCCAAAATTCTCCCCAGAAATTATCTTTGAGCCTCATAAATCTTCCATTCGTGATTGAACCGCCGAATGAAACGTTAATCGGAGCCGCAAATCCAACAATATTTCCAGTTACTGACGCTGCGTGAATATTGATTAATCCAGTGTTGTCAGATGGAGTGTAAAGCATTACGAATGTAGATGAATCAACTCTTCGAATTTGGAACGAAGTGATATTCATGTCGTTCGCAAGAACGTTTTGGATTGGTCCCCATGTCGCCATTCCGTTTGGTTGAATATCTCCAACAACTGTGTAGATATCGTTTCCAGATGATTGATTTCTGAATGCCATTACGAATTTTGTTTTCGTTAGCTGAGCAATCATTGGTTGGTCCATCGTGATTAATGATGGATAGTTAACAGTATCACCAGCTCTTGTCATCACAGCAGCTCCCTCATCAAGGGCGAACTGCATCTTGATTGATTCAAGCATGATTGTGTTGTCACTTGCTCCGTATGCAAAGTACTCAGTGTTTGGCTGCATAGTTATTGAAGCAGATGTTCCTGATACTTTTGAGATTGTTCTTTCTGAAGAAACTGACATTGTATTGAGGTCAATCAACTTTGTTTTGATAGCATAGTTTGAATCAACAAACAATACTCCTAGCTGAGAAGATGAAACTTTTGAAATGGCAACTGATACAGATACTGAATCTGTTAGCTTTGTCAAACTTTCAGGCCTTGTTCCTGCTTCAACAAAGACCTTATCTCCTGTAGACATTGTGATGCCTTGCATCGCAACGAATGTCTCTAATTCGTCAATCTTCAACTTATTGAAGATTGTATGTTTGCTCGCAAGTGTTTCGCCGTTTGGAACAACGTACACATTTACGAATGCAGCATCTTCGTATAGATTTGTGAAATCCATCGAACTGATAACTGCACTGTTGAGCACTTCTTTTAACTCTTGAAGTCCTGAAGTCTTATCAAATTGTGCTTGTGCTAGTATCTTCTTTGCCATTTTAGTACCCCAAATACATGAAATTCTCATCAAGGGTTCCTGATGCGTTTGAACCAACTATCGCCCTTGTTCGATAATCAGTTACCTCTGTCGGGTCAACGTATGTCACCCCAGCAACGATATGAACCATCGCTATGATGACGTATGCATTGATATCGTAATCAGGAGGTTGAGCTGTTGTCAATGATTCATCTGCAGGAGTTCCTTGAAGCACAACGAAATCTGTTCCGTTGTATGCAATAAGGTCTCTTCGTCCAAGAACTGGGTCTGATGGAGCAATAATCACTGTATCAGCCGATGTTGTAGATTCTCCTTCTTGGAATTGCAAGATTCCTGGTGAAATATTGAGTGTCATTGATGCAGGGATTGTCGAAACAACACATCCGCTTTTCCAAGCATTGTAGCCATTAATCAATGCTTGATTGACATCTACGTGATATCCGTATGTATTCTTTTTTGCTATGAAAACCATTATGCAGCCACCTCAACTGACCAAACAATCTTCAATTTCTTTCCTGCTTGGTGGTAGTATGTAATATTGACAAGATTTGTGTATATTCCAGCTGATGCTTCAGTATTTAGTCCGAATCCGTATAGCTGACCTATTGCCTCATTTCCATCAAGAATGAACTCGTGAACTGACTTTCCTGATGGACTTGTCATTGATGATTGTAATTTTCGTAGAACTTCACTATTCAAAGTTGGAGTAGATGGAGAGTATGAACCTGCACCACCGTCAATTCCGAGGTATTGAGGATAAACAGAATTGTCACCAGAAATTAGATTTGCATAGACATTTGCACCAGCGATTGTTACGAAGTTCTGCTTGTCAATAACAAGCACTCCTTCCTCGTAAATTTGGAAACGTCCTTTCAGTTTGAAGTTCTCTCGTATCATTTTTATAGTAGTGATTTAATTTCTTATATTTATAAACTTATTTAACCTCAGTATTTGGAGTCATCTGCGCCATACTTGAATATTCCGTAGTATCTTCCGCCAACAATTACTGAGATTTGAATTGTGTCAACAAGCGAAAGCAAGTCCTGAATATCAGCACTTACATCAAGGAATGCATAAATTCCTGCTGCTTTTGATTTATTGACAATATCGTAAATCGTGTCCGCAAGTTCGAACTCAGTTCCAACTGAGGTTTCGATTAGTATCTTTCCTGCACCAATGTCAGTTACAGAAATCACCTCAATAGGGAGTCCTGTGAAATTTGAAATGACATTTCGTATATCATCTGAAGTTCCAGATGATGCTGATTGAGAAATGTATGATAGAATCCTCGCTCTGAATGCGTTATCAGATTCGCTAATGATTCTTGTCAAGTTGAACAAACTTCCAATATCGTCGAGATATTCTCCAGATGCTGTAGAAATCTGAATATTAGTCTTTGTTCCATCTAAGAAATTGATTGCAAGTTTCAACTCTTCGGCAATTGCTCCATTGATAGTCGATACATTGTAACCTTCTCTGATGAACTCAGGTAGGTGTCTTGTTATTAGTGGATTGTCTGCCATTTTTATATCTGGTTGATGATTATCGTTCCAGCCTTTGCGATTTCCGATTCAGCAATCACCACAGTTCCTGATGGTGAGGCAATTGTTGTGTAATTCACTCCTTCGATGCTCATAATCACATCAATCAGCTGAGATAGATAGATGCTTTCTGCGATATCGTATGAGTTAAGCTTTGCAGTTAATGCCTCAACAGCAGCTGCTTGGATTGATGCAAATGAATATCCAGGTAGAAGTTTGACCGACGCATTGACATTTACGTTTGTCACAACAGGAGTAAGATATGCATACGCTATTCCTGCAGCTTTTGTTTCCTCAATTTTTCCGATAATCTCATCGTTTTGAGGAGTTGTGAACGTATATGGTCCGCTCACAAATACGTTGATGTGTGCTAGCCATCTGTATTCGTAGTAGATTGTCATCAAATCATTGTTAAGAGGCAGATTTCCGCTTCCAGTCCATTGAACTTTTGATTCAGTATCAATCGTGAAATCTGTTCCAGGTTTGAACCACTGATAGCAATCAATGCCTGATGAATGCGATGCAGCTGTTGTTCCTTCACTTCCTCTAATGCAATTTTGAAGGTCATTTCCTGCTTTTCCATTATAGAAGATGATTTCGCTGTCAAGTTTGATGTATCCACTTAGTGGAAGCAGTAATGCTGAACCAACAGTGATTGTTGTATCAACATCTGTCAATGTTTCTCCAAGACTTGTCTTATTTACTGTCAAGATAAGATTTGTATTCTGTTGAGCAACCTCGTGAACTAACTGATATGAAAGAGTTCCTGTGAAGTATTGATGAACTTCTGTTGTGTTCTTTAGAGGCATATCAACAACATTTACTGAAGTAACGAATGATAGAGACGAAACTGCAGTTTTTATCGCATCTGCTGTCGCTTTTCCAAGACCTGAAGTAGATGTAGTGATTCTTCCTCGCAATGAATCATCAGTTTCAATGTCCTCACCACCAGTCGCTTCTGGGTAGTTGTAAATCGAAACGATATTTGGAAGAGCTGAAACTTTGTATGTCAGTTTTCCTGATGCAACGTTGTATGAAACACCGATATTCTCAGCTTGACATATTACCTCAACTGATAGAGGAATGTATGTCAGTTTCATCAAAGTATTGTTATCTGGTTTTGCTCCATCATCGATGATTTGTAAAATGTCTCCAAAGTAATTTTCGACAGTCCCAAAAATGATGAAGTCCATATTCAAGTCTGTATTTAGAATCGTGGTTCCAGTTGTGACTGTTTGTATGTCAATTTTGAAGTACTTCATGTTTCCAATTTGCGGAGTACCTTGAGATACTGAAGTCGCAGTATTTAGGAAAAAGTCGTTCCATCCTTCAACTAAGTCGATTTGATTTAGTGTGAAGATTAAATAGTTGATATTCGAATCTCCGATATGAATGACAATTTTGTTGATAGCAGCAAGAGCAGCTGGTGAACCAATTCTGAACTTTAGATTTGGAGTTTTGTTTGTAAGGTCAAGACCTGCTGTCAATGTTTTCTGATACGAAGCAGAAGCAGTTGTAGTTCCAGATTTTCCAAGTGAGAGTGAAGCAGTTCCCTGTCGTTTGTTTACGGTGTCAATCACTGGCGCATCTGCATCAGCTGAATTTATCCAATCTGTAGTTGCATTGCAGTTGTCAAAAACCTCGATTGACGTTGGTTCAACAATCGCTCCAGAGAACTCTTTGAACTCTTGCCATTTCACGTCCTTAGTAAGATTTGTAAGAACTCCTCCGATGTATCCTTTTGCATTGCTAATTGAATCATAGAATCTTTGATTTAGTCTGTAGTTATAGATTCCGTCGATGTACAAATGCTCTTCATCAGTGATTGTGCCTTTGAATGTAGTATCAGAAACTACGCTGAATCTAAGAGGTTCTGTTTCTCCATCAGGCTGAGTAGAAACAACGTTTCCAGCAGCGATAGTAAAGTCGTCGAATGATTGACTGACTCTCATCATTGATACAACACAAGTAGCATTCGAACCTTGTCTTCGTGTTACACCAACTAGTTTTCCAATCTCATCAAGGTCTTCTCCTTCAGCAGTTGAAATTCTTGTTGCTTCATAGACATTTCTGATTTGCTGATACAGTCCTTGAAATTCCTCAGATTCCAGTTCAAGTGAATATGTTTCAATCAGCATTCTGATGATGCTTGATTGATTTAAGTCACTCAAATTCGTGTTTGTTGTGAGTAGTCGTTGAACAATATCATTAACGATGTCCTCGTATTGTTTTATTTCGAATGCCATTTTCAAACCTCAAAGTTGACGACCAGGTTCAAAGGTACATCTGAATCGATAGGCGTAACTGTCAGGAAAATCACGAGTGTAGGACTTTCATTTATCTGACGATAATCTACACTCAACGAATTGATTTCATCTATTCGTGGTTCTTCTGACAATGCTTGATGTATGAACGAACCAGCTGCGTTTAATGTTACGTCATCGAATGTCATTCCAATCAGTTCATAAAGCCGTGAACCGAAATTTACGTGAGTCGCAAGAGTACCTTGTTTTGTCAATAATCTTGTCTTGATTGCCTGTAGAAGATTATCAGTCCCGTCGATTTTTGGAATATCGTTAGAAGCATCTATCACAATATCTGCTTCGTCGAAATCCATCTTTAAATCTGTGCCGTAATCCACCATTTTTATAGAGAGAATATTTTTTCTTATATTTATAAACTTATTTAAGAGCAGACATAGATTCAAACGGAGCCCCTATTTAATCAAAATATATAGGGTAAAAGGTCAAAACTCATACTCCGATGACCTCTTTCTTTATAAATCAGTTCACATTGACAAAACTTTGTCCTTCAGAAGTGATGACAGTATCGTTAGCAGTATTTGATGAACCGACCAATAGCCAGCGTGGAGAACCACCATTAATTTGCCAGTAAGATGGTCCGTAGTTCTCATCATCGATAGACTGATTTGGATGCGAATGATAGAGTGGAGAACCAAATTCGTCATAGTCGTAAATGTGCGAAGGCGTATTTATTTTGTCTCCAGCAAGAATGATTGGCTTGCCTTCAATTTGAACGAAAGACGGAGTACTTCCTTTGACTAATGTCGAATTTACAGGACCCTGTAATGTAGAGCCATAATGTTTCGCTTGTCCGTTTGTAGTTACAGGTCTTGCCATGTTCCCGCCGATTGTGTGTGATTGATTGTTGTTCCACGAATTGTCACAACTCCGCTTGCACTTACTTCAATTCCGTGGTTTGTCTTTCCGTACAATTTGAAGCTTCCATCGTTGTACAATCTTATTTTAGCACCAGCTTTTGTTCTTATTATGACGTCCTCATTTTTCAAAATCGCAAGATAGGAGCCAAAATCATTGTTGATAAGAAACATGCCTTCTGGGTCCTTTTGAATCTGCTTATCAGGAATCTTTGAATAGACATCGAATATTGAGCCAAGATAGAAGTACTCTCCTTGTGCATTCAATACAAGTCCAAGCTCTCCAGGTTTCGGATACGAAATGAATCCTCGTCCATTTCCAAGCTTTGTATTGATGATTTTCACACCATCAATTTCTCTTGCATTGATGAGCGATTTCACTTTTATTACGTAATTTCCGATTTTGTCTTTTGCAACTGATTTAACTTGAACTCTCGTAATCAAACTTGCAAATGACTTTTCAATTTTTAGTACGACATTCTTTTGAAGACCTCGTACAATATCTTTTGTGTCAGTCATTTGAGGTCACCTTTCGTTTTTGCATTCACTTCAAGCGTATCAATGTCAGTGATTCCGTAATTGTCAAGAACCATCTTCTCTGGGAAACTCGTAATTGTTCCTGCTCGAACTGTGAGTGTAAGTATCATGTCTCCTTTATTCATAGTCAATGTCTTTTTTGAAATCGTAAAGAATCTGTCTCCTTTGAACTCATCGTGGTCGTTTATCGTACACATACTTCCGATTTGAATGTTAAGAGATGCTGCATTTACAGGTACACTGAATTGCATCGAATAATTTCGAAGTATGTCAAGTAGTTCATTTCTTGCCTTCTTTTCAAGCTCTTCTTTCGAACCTGTTGAGAAGTCGTATCTGTACAAAGGTCTAATCTGATTGTTTGCACCGTAATTAGCAAAATCAACTGCTATTCCTTTCACTCCTGCCATTCCATAGTAAATCACTGCATTGATGTCAGATGAAACATCTCCGTAGTCGAAAGTTCCAAGCATATTATTTTCGCTGTCAAATTCATAGACAGGAAATCCTTTTCCTCTGTATCTGTATTGCAAGAAGAGTGGTGTTGTGATTACGACTTTATTCGAAATCGGTTCGTAGTAAACATACAGAACTGCCTTTTCTCTGATGCTTCTGAAATATTCAAGGATATTCGTTGAAGGTTCAAGGTCTTTGATAATCAGTTCCGAACCATCTAATCGTAAATCAAATGATACGAATCCTGGAAGTTTCTTGTTAGCTTGCTGAGTTATTGATTGAATGAGGTATTTCAAATTGTCAACCGAAATCGCGAACTCCATATTCACTCTGTTGAACCTCGACATCTTGTCAAGGCATTGCCAAGTAATCGTTCTAGAAGTTTTAGATTTTCGTTTGAGTTTCTTATCGACATATCCTCTGAACTGACAAATGAATTTTGTACTATCATCAGGCATGATGTAGTATTCAAAGTAGTCGTATTTCTGAATGATTTTCGAAATATCAGAATCTGCTGATGTTGAAAAAGACATAGAAGCAGAAACATCGTCCAATTCTTGTTCTACGCTGACATCACGAAAGTTTGAGAACTCAAAAACTTGGTTCTTTTTTGCCGATGTTAATCGTATGTATTCTCGTACCATTTTCCGTATACCTGTTCAGCGTTTGTCAATTTGATTCTGGTTCTTGAGGAAGTTCAACATGCTGTCCATATTTTTCGTATCTGCAACAGTGAAGTTTCTCTGTCTGAGTGTTGCTTTTTTGTATTCAACAATCGTGACATTTAGCATTATCGCGTCACTGCCATCTGTTATTGTTCCATCAATGCTTTCCAGAATGTAGACACCAAACAAGTCCGCGGAATCAATGTTCGTAAACAAAGTGAATGGATTCTTTGTATCACGAAGTTTTTTGATGAAGTCGAAGTTCTCTTTCAAGCTTCCAATCAAGTAGATTGTACAAGAGATGTCTTGAATCAATCTTCCAGCATTGATGACCTCTGAACCATCGGCATCAATTGATTCATATCTGATGATAGAGTTCTTGTACTTGTATCCGAATGATTGCATAATGTAGACAGGGAATGAGCGTGAAGAATTGATTTCGCTTAGCTGATACAAAATCGATTTTTGAAGCTTTGAATCTGATTTGTACACAGACAGCTTAGGTGCTTGTGTCACCACAGTTTGTTTTGTTGCCGGTTTGGGTTTTGCTTTTACCATTTTACAAGCTCTTATTTGCGTCTAGCACAGGATTTATGAACGCATTTCCAGTTTCTCTTGCCTGTCGTGGGTCCATCTGGTTTGTATGAATCACGACGTTAGCTGAACGGTTATCATTGACGTTTCTATTATTCACATTTGTTGAAGCAGCAACTGTCTTTCCAGCACGAGTTGAAGCAGCAACATCTTCTTCCTCTTTGTCTTTTCCTCGTAACCACTTAACTGCTTTTGAAATCAACTTGATTCCCATAAACAGTGGAGAGTTCTCGACAGCGAATGAGAAGATTTTCTTGATTGCTTCCCACAACCATTTGAAGACAGTCACAACAATCTCAACAGCTTTTCCAAAGATGTTGAAACGTTTTTGTAAGTAGACAATCAATGCAATAATTGCGACAATCGCAACAATAATCGCTCCAATCGGGTTAGCTGTGACAATCGCATTAAAGACCATCATCGCAGCACTCATCATTTTGACCATCGCAATGATTTTTGCAATAATCATAAATCCAGCAAGCGCTGTTCCAACAATTCCTATTGCAACTCCAATTGCTTTCCAGATTGCTAAACTTGATTGTCCATCTTTGTTCATCATTCCAAAGAATGACGCAGCTGCTTTAAGGAATGGTCCAAATACTCCAACGAATACTTGAACTGTTGCAACGAATCCTTCGAATATTCCTTCAAGGATTGCAAATCCTATTCCAAAGACTGTATCAAACAACGGTCCAATGTCATGAAGGAATTTACGAAGTTCAATATCGAATCTTGACCAAGTATTCTGGAGTTTTCCCATAAACGCAATCCACTTAGTCTGGATTCCGCCAATGTTTTCTTTCCAGACTCTTGAAACAACGTATAGCGCTCCTGCAATCAATGCAAGAGGTACTAACCAGCTTCCAATAGCTGAACCGATAAGTTTGATTTTCGCAACAAATGATTTTGCTCCGAATGACTCAAGAAGCTGATTGAACTCAGCAAACTTAGCACCCATCAATCCAAAGTATCCACCAGATGCCTTGAGTGATTGCTGTGTCTTAACTAAGTCGAACATCTTGTTGTTCAATGAATCAAAGAAACGAACAAATCCAACGTCCGCAAATTGTCCCATAGCTTTTGTGTTGTCTTTTAGATTTTTACGTAAAGCATCAAACTTCTCATTTACTTTGTTCAGATTGTCAACTACCTTTGTAAGTTGTCCAACTCCAAGCATTTTGAGGTTTAGCTTTAGTTCCATTTTTTAGTCAACCATCGGATTTTGCGGTGTGTTTTTCTCGATTTCCTTCAAAGCGAATTCCAATGATTTCAATGCATCAGCCAGTTCCGATACCTTGAATGAACTCAGCTCCGTTGGTAGTTTTTTGTATTGATACGCGAGCAATGCCTTTGTTTTCCAGTATTCATCCAAAAGCTTTTGAACTCCTTCCTTTCCGAATCTAAGATTGTATCTGGCTAACTTAGATTCGGCTAATTCAAAAAACTTTCGATGTCATATAGCTCCAGCATCGCTTTTTTCAGTGCAACTGTTTCTGAACCTTTCAGTTTATTGATTTCGAACTCTGATTCTTTAAGAACCGGTTCGACGCACGATTTGCAAATCAATTTGTTGAACATCAGGTTTTCCTTCAGTTCTTCAACGACCTGTCCTCGTTCTGTTCGACGAACTGTAGCTGACCTTGCAGCCTCTTCAATGATGCCGCCTGTCTGTTCTTCGAACTTATACATTGTTCCATTTCTCATCACACAGATGAGTTGGTCTCCTTCCCAGTAGATTTCACTTCTACGCTTTTTTACTTGTTCTGAGTCACTCATTTTTCCGTACCTCGGTTGTTCGTTTTTTGTAGAAGTTCGCAATCAAGTATCCGCCTTTGTAGATTATATCTACCTTGTCGAATGACGTTGATTTCTGTAGCTCAGCAAGCCAAGCCCCAGAGAAGAACTCCTCTTGCGACAGCTTGAACTTCTTCTTACTTCTCGTAATATCCTCAAGTGGGTGTTCAAGTGCCATTTTTATAGAAAGAATATTTTTTCTTATATTTATAAACTTATTTAAGAGTCGAAAAAAGTCACTTCTAATGAATACCAGACAAAAAAGTGAATTAACTGGTTGACTTCTGGTTCATTATTACTGACCTATCCATATATTACCATTAACCAAAAATCGAAGAAATCAAAAAAAGAAAAAAGTGGTGGGAGCCACTTAATTGTCCCACCTGAAGCCCAATCCTGTAAAGTTGATTGTCTGTTTGGTTTCATTCTCGAGAGAATGCTCGATTGGAAAGCCATCAATAGTGCATCCAAGAACTGTGAAGTTCCTATCAACACCTTTTTCATCAACAGCTACTCCTCTCAAATCAAACACAACCGGGTCGGATGCGAATGAAGGCCAGAGCTTAACAAGGAAAGCCTTGTCAACCAATATCCTTTCAAACGAACCTGAAACTTCCTTTTTGAGGAAAACCCTGTCAACAGGTGAACCTTTCTTACCTGCCTCATAGAGAGTAGTTTTGTTAACAACAAGATTCACACTAACAGTTTGAATCATGCCGATACGTTCCTTGTCTCCATTTGCAGTATCAATCCATACGCTTACATCATTAAGCGTGATTGCCTTGGTGTTAGTTGCTTTTGCCATTTTGTTCTCACACGTTCAACGTTAGGTTGAATGTTATGTAGTCAACCTCGCTAATCAGCAGCAATGATACGTTGATTATCACTGACCGTGGGTCGCTGCCTTTCAATACCTCAACCTCTGCATCCTCGATAATTCTATCCTTCGTAATGTCATTCATAAACGCATTAATCGAAGATTTGATAGCCTGTCTTGTGATGCCGTCGTTGACCTGTCCAAAGTAACCTTTGGAGATATTGTAGACATTTTCCTTGATGTAATCAACTTTTCTCTTGCTGTCGAGTTGGAATGACCAAGTTCCGGATGAACCAGCCCTTGTAACACCCATAATGACGCCGTACACATCTGTGAATGTCTTACCAACAACGGTGAAACCTCTGCTGATAAGCGATTCTCTTTCACTATCTGTGTAGTCGTTCTCTGCAAGTGACTTTCCACCAATCATTGCAATTGATTTGAATGTTGGTGAATCATTTACCGGCAAGGAACAAAGTCTTCCTGCGTAGCAAGCTGCGCTGTATGTCGCATCAAGCCATTTGTTTGTGTCGGATTTATCATCAGCTGCGTTACCTGTAAAGAATGAGGTATGCACAACAACAATATTTCCTTCACTGTCTGTCGCTGTTCTCGCTGTTGTTACTGAAATGTCTTCAAACTTAGTAACACCACCGACGTATGTCGAGTATTTATGTTCTTGCACAGCTCTTGTCGCCATGTATGAACCCATTGTCGCGTGGAAGTTATCAGATGTTTGCTCCGGAGTAACCAAGTAGTCCCATTCCTTCGTAATCAACGATGTATCAAGCACCGTTGTGTAGTCAGAAGAACTAATGTTTGTTCCGTTTGCACCACCAGCAAGATTTGCTTGTGTAGCAGCAGTTACAAATGGTGTTGCAGCAACTAATGTTGCAGTTACAACTGCACTTCCAGTTCCAGATGCGTTTATCGCATTGACGATATCTGTGTTTGTCGCAAGATTCAAGAACTTTTCAACCTTTGTCCCGTAGTAGATGTAGACATCCATATTTGAACCGTTTGCAAGAACAGCTACCGAAATCGAATTTCCGAAAGTACCATCGTACTTTCCTGTGAGTGTAATCACAGGCGTTGCTGTACTTAGCAATGTCTTGCTTGCTTTTGCCTTTGTCGTTCCAGCAATTCTCACTGCTGAAAGCAATCTGCCGCCACCGTCGAAGAAGCGCCTTGCTGCCTCAAACATGACACCAGATTTGTAGAACTCTTTAAGTTCTGTGATAGAGCTGAACTCTTTCACCACGCCTACTTCGCCCCAATCAGCCAAGGCAATCATAGCTGAAGTTGCGTATAGGTCTCCACCACCGAGAGTGTAATTATCTCGGGTGTTCACTGTATATGATGGCTGAACCATTTTTCTTATACCTCTATGCGGTCAAATTCCTCCTCTGTTACAACTCCATGCTTCTTGTCAAAATAGAAGTACAACTTCTCGTTTTTGCCTGTACTTCGTGCCCATTCAGACGGAAGCAGCTTTAGAGTTGAACTTGGACCTGATGATGTCTCTTCCGCAAAAGACTCCACACTTGATTCGCGTTGTTTTTTCGCCATTTGTTTGTTCCTCAACTCTGATTATTGACCGTATAATTTTGTATGATTGTTTGAATCAATTGGTCAGGATTGAAGATTATGTCTTTCTCAGCCAGTATTGGAATGTTCACTGTCATCGAATTGATAATCCTCTTTGTCGAGTCCTCGTAATTCAAATCATACGTTTTTTCAAACGGTCGATAATAGTATGCTACATCTCGTAGTTCCGCTTCTGCTGCATCTATCTGTTTGATTATCTCTGTGAAGAGCAAGTTTCCTAGCAGAGCGTTTTTCGCAAGAATTACTTGTCCATCTGGTCTTGCGATGCTGTATTTCAATTCTGACTTTACGAACAATCCTATCCAGACAGTCACATTGTAGACCTTGCCATAAGTGATTCGTTTTATTTCGTCTGTCGACTTTAGATTATCACTGACATATCCACCTGCACTGACGGGTGATTCTTCTAAATTCAGAAATTGAATAGTTACACGAGGGTAGTCATCATCTATTGAGGTTGGGATTTCCGGCCAAATCCACTGATTTTTTGGAGTAGGCATAGCTGCCCTTTGAGAATTAACGTCCGGTACACGTCTTAGAATCTTTTCAAAGACGTAGTATAAATCATAAAGCGGTTCCATTTTTCTTACCAGTTCTTAGGTATATGCTAAGAGTCACAAGTTCTTATGTAACTCCCTTAGAATAGAATTTAATTCGAATATTTATAAACTTAATCATGAACAATCAATTGATGACTTTCATGAAGAAATGCTGCCATAGAAGCGGTTGGTCATTCATTGCAATATCTTCGAATGTCTCTGACAAAGAAAATGTTTGGCCGTTGAACTCAATCAAATCTGTTGGAAGAACTTTGTCGAATTTTGTATCAACACGATTTCCATTTCTGTCAGTTCCGAATGACGGATAGAGTGTCGGATTTGTATAGACTTCGTAATTGTATTGAGTTACAATTCCTTCTTTAGAAACGTTATATGGTTTTGGCTTTACAGGATTGACGTTCATTCGAATTTGATATCGAATTTCTGTATGCGCAGGTTGTTCTGAACCGAAATTTCCCTCATCAAGCGTTGGTCGTCGTACCAATGTCACCATCGTGGTGTTCATAGGAAAAACTAACCCGTACGTAGTTTGTATGTGCTGGGTCAATCCCAAATCGCTAAATGGGTCAAATGTGTCCATCGTTATATCTCGTCGAATATTGCGAATGTGCCAAGCTTGATTTTTCTGGAAGAAACGCCAGTAGCATTAATTTCAGCTTCTGCTTCGTAGATTCCAACTTCGTTCATATCAGTTGATTGAACGGTGTACTTGCAAGTACCTTTCGCTGCATCAACGATGGTGCATGTTCCATCAATCTTTTTTACGGTGCTATTCAAATTCTTCGTTTGGAATTTCACTGTCTTACCCGTCAAATCGATTGCAGTTCCATCATCTTCCGTTAACGCGAACGAAATGTCGAACCCATATTCTCCTTTGACAAAAGTAGGCAGCTTGTTCTCGAGATTTGAATTGTCAACCGAAACTATCGCTTTTACCATTTTTATAGTCTCCGGCCAAGCCACTTGTTATTTGTTCTAGTTCGCTCAATTACTAAAGGCATGAATCTGTGATAGATGTCAGCCATCTCTTCTTCGTTTGCCTTTTTGAGCTCATCAAAGTCAGACGCATTGACCTCTACACTGACTCCGTTTAGGTTCCATCTCGAAATACCCTTCTGCCTAAGGTATAGGAGCACGTCCTTGTTGAGTATGTTGAATGTCATCAAAGCAAGCCATCTTCGTATGTTGTCAATCTTGTCAGCTGAATAGCAATCAATTCGTGATTTGTTGAATCGTAGAACTAATTGTCTATCAGCAGCTGTTGGAAGTGCTTGCGAATATGTCAACTTTGCAATTGTTCCATTTGGAGACGGAAGATACATGACCTCAACAGTTGTTACGCTGCTTTGCAAATCGTATTTGTTGTAATCTGGGTCATATTCAAATATCTCGAAGTCCGACGGTTTGATGTTCACTGACAAATCCTTGCTCAGAGGAAACCAATCTTGGAATTTGATTATCTGAGATGTTGTTGGTGTTTGCAATTGAAACTCTTCCGTCCTCTTCATAAGACGAACCAAGTTCTGGTTTGCTGTTAAGATAGCATTAAGTACTTGAGTTTCGTCCATTTGTAGCTTGTACAAGCCATTGAATGCCGATGGTGTAAGTATCATTTTTATATGTATGAATTAATTTCTTATATTTAAAAACTTAATTATCCAGAATGTCATCAGCAGGACCATCATTGATTTCATGATTTATATTCTGAGAAGAAATTTTGTCTTTTTCTTGACGTTCTTTTTTAAGTCTTGCCCACTCTTCGTATTGTTTCGTTTCTTTGAGTTTTTTGTCAAAAAGAGGCTTAGAAACCTTCTGAAGTCGATGTTCGTTTTTCCGATGTTTGCCTTTTCCAAGAATGAAGTAGATTAAACGATTGCAAGGTACTGACTTGTAAGAGTAATTTTGTCGAACAGTTACGAAGTATAAATCAAACATCATTGAATAATGTTGAACTGTTCCGTTCTTTAGAACAAAAGCTTTAGATTTCATTCACACCAACCACCACCCTGCACTGAATATGAGTTAATTTTATAAATGTTTAAAAATATTAATGTTTATAAATTTTTCTATTTTTTGACAATTTTTGCAAATTTTACGACTTTCTTATTTGAAAGCTGGCAAGAAATGCTTTTCTAGAAGTTCTTGAAGCCCCTTGTCAAAATCTTCCTGTACTTTCTTAGAAGTAGCTGCTTTTTGTACCATCATCAACGGTTTGATTCCTTTGACGGACTTAACAACAATTTTGTGTCCACCAATCGTAAATGAAAGTGCTTTCTTGACTTTCGGGACAATCTTCTTTTTCTTTGGACCGTAGATTCCTGTTCCTTCATCAAGGTACTGAGAGTATTCTGCTTCATTGTAGATTATGTAAACCATCGGTTCTTCTTCGATTAGCTTCCAATTTCTTTTAAGATTTCCAGACTGAACAGGTGAATTGTCTTCTAAGAATTTTACATACGTTTGAGTAATCAAAAGGTAGAGGTCTTTCTTAAACTCAGCTGTTAGTAGTACCATTTACGTCCTCTTTCTAAAAACACAAGTCCACGTCTTATTTGATGGAGTCAAAACTTGAAACAATTCCCAGCCTTCAGTTCCTTTCTGATTGCATAAATCTTTTAGCTGAGATTCATCTTTATTTGTCCAAGTTATGACATCGTATTGATATCCTGCCATTAGTCATCAACTCCGTTTGTTTGAATTGCAGATGTCTTATGATTGCTAATCCAATCAGCAAGATTTGTTTGAAGTAAGACTTTGTCATCTGCAACGAATGTTGGAGAATCTAAAATCATCTGAGTCGGAAGATACGTTATGTATGCATCTAGTCCATCTAACAAGTAGATTTGCCATCTGTTCGAAAATTCGTGATAACGAAATTCCAATCCTTCAACTACATGCTTATTTAGGATTTCTGACCAAGTCATTTGTACGTTTGCCATCTTAAATCTCCTCCTCATAGAAACCAACCATTGTCGCAGAAACCTCACCAGCGTTAGCAGACCTGTTCTGAACTGTAATCGTAATAAATTGCGATGAAAACAGTTTCATTGGCGTTTCTAGAGGAATATTTGCTGTTCCAGGTTTTTGAATGAATGCAACTAGAACTCTGTCAACAGCGTCGTAAGTAATTTGAATTGTCTTTCCATTTATTACGTTGTTGTTTCCTGTCCATCTCAGGATACTTTTCGTATCATCCGTTGGGTCATCAAGAATTAAGAATCCAGTCGTAAGAACTCCGTTGACAGTTACTGAGTACTTAATTCCTTCTAATGGTATTGATTGATAATCAAGCAATTTATCTTGGCTTGTTGTTCCTGTCCAAGTTTCAACTCTCAGCCGTTGTATTCCTCTGTACATAATCAGTTTTGCATCAAGCTCTGAAGCACCAATAACTTGAGAGATGAACCACGTTTGTTTTGCAGTGACATTTCTATCTACAAACACAGTTTCTGCAGCAGTTGCAAGGTTTTTCAGAATGTTGATGTAAATCGGGTTCTCTGATTTGATGACAGATGAAACTTCTCCCTGAACTCCTAGAACTCCTATACGATTATCTGTCAATGATGGAGTAATCACTGCAGTTTTTGAACGTCGTATGATTCTATCTTGAAAATCAGAATCAAGCATATATGTTGCTGGTGGAGAACCAGTCATCGTAATCAAAACATCTCCAATCAAAGGAGCTTCTCCTCTCTCTCCTTCAAGTTTTGCGATTATGAATACGATTTCATTAAACACTTTTGCAAACCATTTTGTCGTAAATAGCGAATTTGCATTAAGTGCAGCTGCAATATGCTTTGCTAATTCGTATTTGTCAGTATCAAGTGCTGTAACTGTATACGTCACATCTCCACTTGCACCGCCTTGAATACGATATCTTATCGTTCCGCCGATACTTCCTACAGTTTGCCAAAGTACCCAGTGGTCAGCAAAGTTGTCATAACCGAATGTCTCTTCAATTGTGACAATCGAATCCGTTTTTAGCCTTCCATCTTGTGTAACAATGGCAGCGTATGCAGGATTCGTCCCATCAACAAGTCGTCCATTTGTATTCACTGAGCCATTTGTTTCGACTTTCAGTGAACTATCTGAAGACTCATCATAAACTGTAACATCCTGTGTCTTTGCCATCTTTTATCCTCTGTTCGAACCACTCCTTTTGCTTTTCGAGTTCTTCGATTTTTGCTTGTATCTTTGGGTCTTGAGTTTTGAACAAGTCGAACCTCAGACCTGAAATTTTTGCATCTAATCTAGCAACTTCAACTTTGTAGGAGTGTCTCAACACCATCTACTTATACACCTCTAATCAGTGTTGCGAACCCAGTGAAGTCGCTTGTTGGAGTTGCAGCTTTTTCTCTGTTTGTTGCTTGAACAAGTAATGTTTCACCACTTGAAACTAGCAAGCTATCTGGAATGTCCATTGTCTGCGTTGGGTTTGACGGTGTAGTCCAAAATTCAAGTATCGTTGCTTCTGAACCAGTTGTTCCAAACTTCACAGTCCATTGACATAATCCTGCACCTGATACAACAATTGATTTGAATCTTTCATCGCTAGATGGCGAATGAGTAACAATTGTTGTTGGAGTATCTTTGATACAGTTTGCGTTTCCTGGAATGTATACGCTGTCACCAGCACCAACGATGTTTACGTTGATTGAGCCATCTGTATTCACTGCGATGAACTCAGTTCCATCTCCAACTTTCACGCTATCACTTACGTGAGTCAAATCTCTGATATCGAAATCAGATGCAAATACTTTGATTTGACCTGCAGAATCAACAAGAACTGGTGTTTGTGTTGTTCCACCATCTGTAGTACCGTAGATAAGCACTCCTGATGTATCTGGGTCTAGCTCAACTGAAATCGTAAGTCCAGTTGCATCTACAATGTCAACTTTCAGGCCTCCACTTGTTGCATCCACTTCCAGTGGTGCCCAAGCAGTTCCTTTTTTCACCGCTACCGGTGCAAGACCGTCCGTGCTTAGAATTGTATCAGTATCAAGCACAGGTCCTTTTACAATTTGTGCAAATTCATCTGCCATCGTATTTCACCTTTATATCTCCTCTAAGCTCCGTTTCAGGTTTTCAATCGAATCTGAAATCTTTTGCTTTTCCTCATCTAGTTCAAGTAATCGAACTTCGAGTTTTTTGATATTGAATTTTGTCTCCAATATCTTCAGTTCTTTTTTCTCGTCAGCGAGTCCCATTTTTATTGTACCGTCCCAAAGATTGTGGCATCAAAACTTCGCGTTTTGTTTCCTTCATTTGTAACTTTTATGTCAACAACATCACCAGCTACTGCTTTGAATGGTGACGGAAACGAAATTGCTGCACTTCTGCTGCTTCCACTTGTTCTCCAAGAAGCACGAGTAATGCCGTTGATTTGAAATTCGAAGTATCCGTATTCATCACCAGTCAATGTTGCACCAGTGAAGTTAAATTCCTCAGAAACAGGAACAGTGTGCGTAACAATTACTGCAGATGCTGATGCAGCAACCATCGATGTTCCAAACTTGTCAAATGGATTTGTCAGAACAATTGTTTCAGCAGAAACAAGAAGTCGTCCATTAGCATCAACAATTGCTCGTTGATTTGTTGTTGCATCTTTTATCTCAACTGCGCCTATTTGAATGTCAGAAACCTCTAAATCTGCCTTGACAGGCATTGGATTTAAGTCGCTCCAAGGAGCTCCAGTTCCGTCCACAGAAATAACTGCTTTTGCTTTAGGAGCATCTCTATGTTCATCTTTTTCTATGTTCCACTTATCTACAGTGTCTCTGTGAAAATCATAGTCGTTAGGAATGATTGCCATTTTTATATGTATGAATTAATTTCTTATATTTAAAAACTTAATTACGAGATTTGACCAGAGTTGAATCATCTATCGTTAGAAATGGGATAATACAAAAAAGAAAAAAGAATGGTCCAGAATCTCTTCTGGACCACCTTTAGATTTACAAGAGCAAAACTCTTACCAGAGCGCCAGTCCCTGTGGAAAGTGCTTTCCCAACAATCATATCTTCTGTGTCAGTTCCCTGCACATATTTTACAACTGTCGAGTTTGCACCAGCCTTAACAAGGTCGCCAGCAGTTACTGTTCCACTTGCCATAAGGTTTACTTCAACCTTTGTGATAACAGCAACCTTCTCCTTTAGAGCAAGACTTGCATTTGCGTAAGCTACGCCTAACACCTTCTTGGAACCAGCTGCAGATTCTGCAACTGTACCATCACCAGTGATTTCTAGAAGCATACCAGCCAAAACATCAGCTGATACGTTCATTGGTACGTTGTTGTTTGTGTATACCATTTTTATGCCTCCAGGTTGCAGATTGCTTTAGGATAAAGCGTTGCCTGCCCAGTGCTCATAATAAGCACAACTTCTTTGTCGTATGGTCTCCCTGGAATTTGTCCTTCGAATGACTCAACATCGCTCTCAGGTACGTATGCAACCGCGTAATTCTTATCAATTACGAAGCCTCTGACGTTGCCTGTTGGGATGAATGGTGTTACAACCATTTTCATTCTGCTGAACCATTCAATTTGTCTATCCACTGCGTTTGGTTCACCAGGAGCAATTACTGCGTATTGCACGTGGCTCTTCCAATCCTGAGATTTCTTCAGAGTTGCCTCTGCGTCGTAGCTCAGGAAAACGTGTGTAGCAACGAAGCCGTATGGGATTCCTTTGCTGTCCTTAGCACCATTGACTTTCTTCCTTGCATCAATGATTGAGTTGTAAGCTGCGTTTGCTGCATCGTATCCTGTTACGGAATCACCAGCAGTAGCAACAATACCTGCAACGATGTCAGATGCAATCTTTCTATAGATAGCATTTGAAGCGTTGTTCATCAGCCATTGTAAGATGCTTGGTAGTGCTCTCTTCTGTGTTCTCCAAGTGATTGATGTTCCGCAAGCAACTGGTCTTGGTTTTACATCAACTTCGGTAACACCTTCGTCGAACTTGTTCACGACCTGACCTTCTGCAACTTCATACGCGACAGTTGGCTGTCCGATTGGGATTTGCAGTGAGCCAAAGCCTCCACCAGAGTTCTTTAGGTCGTCAAACACAATCACTGCATCAAGGACGTCCTGTAGCTGTGCGTAAGCAGCAGTTATAATTGTCCTGTAAAGCAATTTGGTGTATGCACCTGTGGTGTTGCTTGTTGTCAAATCTTCCTTGAAAGTTCCCTGTGAGTATGCCTCGATGAACTTTTCACCAAGAGATTCTTTTAGGGTAACTCCCTTCTTGTTGGATGCGATACCGCACTCCTTAAAGAGTGCATCCTTCATAGGATGACCCTTAATTTCCATTGCCTCAGCAATGAGCTTTCCGAATGACTCGGCAGCCTTTTCTCCGAATCTGGTCACGTTGTGGCCAGAGGAGCTGTAACTTGGGTTTACTTTTACCATCTTGTTGTCCTCTTATCTCAGTTTGAACAGTTCTTTGAAGTCGCCCTTCTTGGATTTCTCCATGACTGGCTCCTTTTTCTCGTCTGTTTCTTCTGTCTCACCATCAGCACTCTCGGCCATAACTGGTGGTTCAGGTAGCTCTTCCTTCTTGATGTCGCTCTCTTCCTCTTCAGCACCTTCTTTTTCTTTCTCTTCAGGTTGTGCTTCCGGAGCTACATCAGCCGGTTTAGAACTATCATCTTTAGCAGGCTCAGCTTGTTCTGCTTTCATGTCCTTGCCAGAAAATGCTTCCATTTTCTTATCAAGAGCATCTAGTTTTTCCATCACTTGTTTCAGTGTTGGTTCTTGTTCCGCGCTCTTTGCATCAGACGGTGCCTCTTCCTGCATTGGTTTTTTGTCCTTTGCATCATCAGCATCGGCATCTGCATTTTCGCGAACTTCCTCGCCCTTTGGTGTTGGATTGGTTTTATTGCCTTCCTCTGCTTTCGCAGGTGAATCAGCAATTGCTGAAGCCTCTCCAGCCTCTACAATGGGTTCGGTTTTCATCTCGTCAGATTTCATTGCCTTATCAAGCTCATCTACCTTCACTTCACCAGCAAGCACCTGTTCCTTAAGTTGTGATAATGACCCAACTTTAAAGGACTCGAGGATTTTACTAGCTTTTAGGTAGGTGACCTTATTCAGCTGCTCTTCGAATTTTTGAAAAGCGGATTCTCTGAACAAGACGCTTTCCTTGAAAGCTTGTTTCACTTTTTTCGAATCCATCTTATTTTCTCCGATTTTTTGTTATGGGTTTCTGTACTGGAACGTCCGCGTTCTCCACTACAGGATTTGTACCATCTTTGGTTTCACTAGAAGTTTCTGCATTAGCAGTTGAGTTCGTAGAAGTATCAGATACGACTTTCATCGCAGATTGTTGGTCAACAATTTTTCCGAGTTCCTCGGTTTTGTTGCTTTCAACTAACTTTATGTAGTCTTTTACTAACTTTGTTTCCATCCAATCAGGATGTCTTTGTTTCATGTGTGCAATCACAAGTTCATTTGTACTGAACGATTGTGCGCAAACTAAGCATTTTTGTTGATTTGCCATTGTTTATGTGCGAATGAATCACCGTTATTTATAAATTTAATCATTTATGCGTCTTTCGCACTTTGCTTATTTTTCTGATACAGATTATTCAGAAAATACAGTGCAATGCCTAAAATGACGGGATTTTTGAAGAGCTTGATTAGCTCTGATTTAACGGTGTCGAACACTCCCTCCTTCATTATGTTTTCTTTTATCTCTTGTGGAATGATAGTTGATTCGTCAGCAAATGTGCCGCCGAAAGAGCTGTAAATGTATGTCACTCTTGACCAATCTTTGATTGTTTGGGGGTTTTGGCCATAGAGCTTAGTAAATTCGACAATTGCTTCGTCCCAAAGCTTCCTATTTAATGCCAGACCCGTCATTTTTGCTCCTCCGGTTTAGCATACTTAGCTTCCATTTCAGCTAAGTGGTCGTAATACATCGGGTCTTCCTTGAGATGGTCCTCAGCAATCATTCGAAAGAAGTGCTCTTTCGGCGGCAATTTGCCCTTTGTTGCTAGTTCCGTCGCAATCCAATTGTATGTACTCTCGTGTTCCTCCTCAACCGCAATCCCTTTGGCTGATTGTAAATCCACAATTCCCACTTGGATTTGGTCCATAGTTATCGAAGGTCCCTCAATTGCTTCCTTGAGCGCCTCCTTAAACATTTCGGACATCCTCGCTTCCTCTTCAACTTTTAGTTCTTCACAAGCAGAATTGTAAAGCTCGTCGCTTTGTTCATCAGTGATGTCGAATGATTCATCAATTCCTTGAAGTTCGTGTTCGATTTTGTTTTTAGAAATAGCTTCTTTTGCAGTTGTATCGTATCCTTGTTTCTTCTCATCAGATTCATCTTCTTTGTCAGCAGATGAAGTAACTTGAGGGTCCATATTTACGTTATCTGTTCCAACCAATTTCTTTCCTATTGCACCACTTACGTTTGATGATGTCGCATCCTCTGCGTATTTTGCTTTTAGACGTTGATTTGCCTGATTTACTGCCTCAGCAAGTGCAATTTGAAGTGAATTAGCTCCCTTCACTCCATTTACTGGAACGAATGAAACTTCATACACATCAGTTGGTTTGGCGTATGTAATGTCCTGACCTTGTTCTTCAATAACTTCTCTTTCACCATCAACTTGTAGTGAAACATTGTTGAGGAATCCAGGTAGAATTTCCTCGAGAACTCTTTGTTTGTAGCCATTCAAAAGACCTTCAACAACTAATCCTTCCGGAGTATCATAGGTCTTTGTAATGATTCCAAGCTGGTCAGCTTCATCATCGTCAATGATGTGATTGTACATCACAGGAATCCCATTGTTCTGCTTCACCGCAGATTGGAATTGTTTGATTGACGCTTCACGATTGTATCTGACGCCGTTTCGAGAAATTATGGACCATTCATTGTCAAGTGCGGGGTCCCACACAAGAACTTTTGCCTTGAAAGAATACTTTTTTCCCTTTTCTGCCTGAACGCTTTCGATTAGATGGATTGGGATGGCATCTATCCATTCAGGTGACTTGATAGTTGTAGCATCCATATTAGTGTTTTAATTTCCAATATTTATAAACTTAATTATGATTTGACGATTTTCTCATCAGAATCGTCAGGAAAGTCATCAGCTTTCACTGAATCAATCAATTCCTGAGCCAAATGCAATTTAGGAGGATTTGCATCGGCTGGTAGCTTTGGTGGCTCAGGAATTTTCATAAAATCAGGAGGAGATGGAGGAGTTGGAAGTGGAGGAAGCTCAGAAGGAGGCATTGTAATCGATGAAATTCCTTGTTCTTGACATTTTGTTTCAAGTTCGTGTGTTTTTTCTTCTCTTTTTCTAAATGCAACTCTCAATTCTGCTTCGTACGTCGAAGGAGTTGTCGAAGCATTAATGAAGTAAATCAATGCAAACAATAGCAGTAGCTTTGGAATTGCCCAAAGCAGAGGATTCATAAGAACAATTGAAATCGACGAATTGTGAAAGTCGAAATAAGCAGTAACTCCAAAGTAGACGTTCTCAACAAGTAATGCAACCAACAGACAATAAACGGATTTTATCATCTTTGTTTTATGCATCTTCAGATACGCCTTTCTATACAGAAAAACTGCTATTGTATTGAAAGCCATCAAGAAAATGTATGTGGCAATCAAAAGTGCATGTCCAGTATCTTGCATTTTTCATCCTACTGCGACGTACTTAATTGCCTCTTTATATCCCATAATCACTAGAATTATGATAAGCAATGCAAGTATCAGCCACCAGTACCTCCCAGTTAGTAGTTGTATTTGCTCAGAGATTTTCGTGTGTTCTGAACTGTTTTTTTCTGCGTGCAGAATGTTGTGGTCATTCAACGTCTTTAGATTATCCTGAATTGCAACCATCGATATTGCAATATTCTTATTTGCTTCACGCAGTTCGCCAATCGCTTGCATCATTAAATCGTCTTTTGTCATTTGAAAAACCTTTATTTGTATACGTATGCAGGCATCTTTTTCTTGCCTGTGTCCTTGATTATCTGAGCAGCAATATCTCTTGCTGTTCCCTTGTATTCTTTTCTGAATCTGTATCGTCCAATTGGCCGATGTGTTTGGTCGTGAGCTAAACTTGCCTCGTTACTTGCTCCGCCAGAAAGAATCAATTTAGGACCATTCATATCAATTAGCGAAACAGATAATTGTCTTCCACCTTCAAGGTCGAACCAATTCCAATCATCATTTTCTCCTGATTCAAGGTCTTGCCATCCAACAGGAAGAACAGGTTCTTCATCAGGAGCAAGTTTCCTCATTTCTTTGAATGATTCAGAGTATGAACGCATATAATCCAAAGTAGCTTTTTTAGCATCTTCTTCTGAAGTTGATTTAGCAATTTTCTTAATTGGCTGCAAATTTTTATACAAACTAACTCCCCAGTTGTCTCCAGTCAACCTATAATATCGTATAGTTATGTTGCTGTCATTTCGATTTTCCCACATGTTTTCGTGAGTTTGTTTCCAATCTCGCAATGATTCCTTAGAAACTGATTCCTTTCCTTTGTGGTTCTTTTTATACCAATTTTCAAAAGCAGAATCAGTCATCTTATCAGCAAATGTATAGAACTCATCATCTAAATCTTCAGCTTCGTCGTTATCGTAATCGATTTTGTCTCCCTGTTCTCGAATCAATGTAATTGCTTTTGTTGCCCATTTCGCATATTGACCTCTAAATGCAGGAGCGTATTCAATTACGAAATCTTCACCATCTTCAATCTCTGAAATTGCACGACTTGCTCCATCATTCTGAACAAGTTGTACCATTCCGCCATTGTTGACTTGTTGAACTGTCCTTCCCCAACCGTGTCCTTTGTAATGTTTCCAAATTTCGTCATTTACTTTGTCTTCGTCTTTTGGAGAAAGCTTTTCACGAAGTGATTCGATTAACTGAATCTTATCAACAGGATATTCGAAAATCTGTCCTGGAAAATCTGACGCTTTAGAAAGTTGAACAAGTGCTGTATTTCCAGCAACTGATAGAACCTTGCCAGGACCAGCCATCGTTTCAACAGCGTCATTAGTTCTGACCATACGTTCCCTGAGTGATTCCTCAAGTCCTTCTTCTTTAATTACCTTGTCGATAATCTGCCACAAATTGCTTGGGTGAAGATTGTAATCAGGAATGATGTCAATTACATCACTCACATCATCTTTGCTGAGTTTTGGATATCGTTTATGAATCTCGACAGCAAGTTCTTTGACCCATTTCTCAGCCTCAGCTTGATTTTTGGGTTTTGCATTGATATCGAATGATTCCTTCGATTTGTAAACATGATGCTTTTCTCCTTCGTGAAGTACCCAGAATCCATCTCTGACATTGTAGTTGTCGTTCCATCGTCCATTAGAATCTTCAACTTCTGTTCCAATGTATTCAGCAGGACCTTTTGCCGTAGAAATCGTTTTCTTAACATTTCCAATCTGTTTCAATGTTTCCTTCTTCGTATCCTCAACTTTATGTTTGATTGCACCGCAGTAAGCCTGAGGATTGGACTTATCAGCGTTCTTTTTAACGCAATCATCAAAATCCTTGTATCCTGCGAATGGCATAATAATCACCTTGTTTTATTAATGTAGATTTAATCTCTAATATTTATAAACTTAATTACATCATTTCCTCATAAATGGGCAGTCATCTGAATGAACATGATGATTTGGCTTGTTTCCTTTGTAAAGTAATCGCCTTTTGCAAAAAGGACAATACTTTCTATCCTTCCAACGATAAATCATCGATTTGATTGTTTCAAAAAATGTCAAGCTCATCACGTCCTCTGGTAATACGTTTGATTTGTTGAATTTCCACAACCAGTTAGCACGCACCAGCATTCCTTAGTTGTGTTGCTTTCCCATTGCACCGTCTTGTTTGTTGTTGTATTCAACATGCAATAATTAGTTGTGTTTTCCTGACGCATCCACTCCCAGTCCGTGCAAGAACTGTTCTCATAGAGAAGAAGGCACTTGTCCTTGCAGGAGTCATAGGGGAGGTCGGGATAATCGGGGGTGCACCCGACTAATAGGAAGTCTATGACAAGAAACATTGCGAATACCGAAATTAGTTTTTCTTTTTTCATTTCACCAACCTTATGCCGCACCGACAATTTATCGATTGGCTCAGGTTGGTTGTACCATCAGCATTCGGGACATGTCCAGGAATCGGTGCCTTTCCAGTCAGTGCATCAATGATGCTGAATGACCTACCGTGAAGCCACTTGTGATAATCACGCGTTCTTTTATCGTTCTTTCCCAGAACCCATTCGTACTCCGTGAATCCCATATCTCTCCACGTCATCAGCTTCGTCACTGATGAAAGGTACGCTGTATTCGTCCTGATTGCTCTATCCAGCTTATA